CCAAAATCATTAATATTGCAAGGTTCATACGGAACTGGTAAAAGCCACCTAGCATACGCTATCGCAAAAGCAGTTAAAGCTAAAGGGCATACGGTTGCTTTTATGCACATACCAATGTTGATGGATCGTATCAAAGCGACATACAACAAAAATGCAGTAGAGACTACAGACGAGCTAGTCAGATTGCTAAGTGATATTGATTTACTTGTACTAGATGATATGGGTGTAGAAAACACAGAGCACACTTTAAATAAACTTTTCAGCATTGTTGATAACAGAGTAGGTAAAAACAACATCTTTACAACTAACTTTAGTGATAAAGAACTAAATCAAAATATGAACTGGCAACGTATCAATTCAAGAATGAAACACAATGCAAGAAAAGTAAGAGTAATCGGAGACGATTTCAGGGAGCGAGACGCATGGTAACCAAAGAATTTTTGAAAATTAAACTTGAGTGTTCAGATATGTACGCTCAGAAACTCATAGACGAGGCACAGGGCGATGAAAATAAGTTATATGACCTATTTATCCAAAAACTTGCAGAACGTCATACACGCCCCGCTATCGTCGAATATTAAGGAGTGTTAAAAATGCCGAAAGAAAAATATTACTTATACCGAGAAGATGGCACAGAAGATATTAAGGTCATCAAGTATAAAGAGAATGAGAATGAAGTTTATTCGCTCACAGGAGCCCATTTCAGCGACGAAAAGAAAATTATGACTGATAGTGACCTAAAACGATTTAAAGGCGCTCACGGACTTCTATATGAGCAAGAGCTAGGTTTACAAGCAACGATATTTGATATTTAGAGGTGGACGATGAGTAAATACAACGCTAAGAAAGTTGAGTACAAAGGAATTGTATTTGATAGCAAAGTAGAGTGTGAATATTACCAATATTTAGAAAGTAATATGAATGGCACTAACTATGATCGTATCGAAATACAACCGAAATTCGAACTACAACCTAAATTTGGGAAACAAAGACCGATTACGTATATAGCTGATTTCTCTTTGTGGAAGGATGGCAAACTGGTCGAAGTTTTAGATGTTAAAGGTAAGGCGACTGAAGTTGCCAACATCAAAGCGAAGATATTCAGATATCAGTATAGAGATGTGAATTTAACGTGGATATGTAAAGCACCTAAGTACACAGGCAAAACATGGATTACTTACGAGGAATTAATTAAAGCAAGACGAGAACGCAAAAGAGAAATGAAGTGATCTAATGCAACAACAAGCATATATAAACGCAACGATTGATATAAGAATACCTACAGAAGTTGAATATAAGCATTTTGGTGATGTGGATAACGAAAAAGATGCGCTGGCAGATTACTTATATAACAATCCTAACGAAATACTAGAGTATGACAATTTAAAAATTAGAAACGTAAATATAGAGGTGGAATAAATGGCAAGAATTACCAAAGAAACAAAAACTGTAAGCGACGGTTATTCAAGAGAAGACCGAGAAACGACATTGAACTATGATTACGAAAATCAAGAATGGATTGCTTACTCATCGGTACCGACACATATTACTAGAATGACAAAGTTGTACGGCGATGATGTAGAGGTATTGGAACGATTAGAATCTGGGACTGCGGTATTGGTTAGGGCGAAACTACCTAAAAGCGCAATAGGTTTTAGAAAATTAATGTCTGAAGAGCGACGACAAGAATTATCTGAGAGAGCAAAAAGAGCTTTTGGTCATTAGTGCTCGTGAATATAGGGCGAAAAACGACCAAAAAGACACACTAATACTTTTTAGGATAAATAACATCCGGAGAAAAAAACATGAGCTTTAAAAATTTTAACACAGGATAAATACAGAGGTGGAATAAATGAGTATCGTAAAGATTAACGGTAAACCATATAAATTTACCGAACATGAAAATGAATTGATAAAAAAGAATGGTTTAACTCCAGGAATGGTTGCAAAAAGAGTACGAGGTGGCTGGGCGTTGTTAGAAGCCTTACATGCACCTTATGGTATGCGCTTAGCTGAGTATAAAGAAATTGTGTTATCCAAAATCATGGAGCGAGAGAGCAAAGAACGTGAAATGGCTAGGCAACGACGTAAAGAGGCTGAGCTAAGAAGAAAGAAGCCACATTTGTTTAATGTGCCACAAGTGCATCCAAGAGGACGTTATGCGTGCTACCTGATGGAAAACGACATATTCGTGAAAGTTAAGAAGTAGATCATGACAGATAACGCACGCAAAGAATACCTAAATCAATTCTTTGGATCTAAGAGATATCTGTATCAAGATAACGAACGAGTGGCACATATCCATGTAGTAAACGGCACTTATTACTTTCATGGGCATATCGTGCCAGGTTGGAAAAGTGTTAAAAAGACATTTGATACTGCTGAAGAGCTCGAAATATATATAAAGCAACATGGTTTGGAATACGAAGAACAGAAGGAACTAACTTTATTTTAGAGGAGGTTATGAAAGTGAACTATGAAACAGGGTTCCAACTAGGTGTAATGGAAGCTAGGTTGAAGAAGATGAGAAAACAACGTGATGCGTGCAAGAAGCAACGTGATGAGCTTATCGTGGATATAGCTAAGTTAAGAGAGCGTAACGAAGAGCTGGAGAACATGTGGCGCACAGTCAAAAATGAATTGCTTGGAAGATACGAATTTTACCGTTTTAGACTTAACGAACTACAGATTGAGAGTAGAGCGAACAAGGCAGTAGCTATAAACATGGGAGCTAAAATCAACGCAAGTGCTATATTGTACCGAATGGACAAATTAGACGGAACAAATGAGTTCTACGAATTTTTAGGACAAATGGAGGATGACACTAATGAATAACCGTGAACAAATAGAACAGTCCGTTATAAGTGCTAGTGCGTATAACGGCAATGACACAGAGGGATTACTAAAAGAGATTGAGGACGTGTATAAGAAAGCACAAGCGTTTGATGAAATACTTGAGGGTTTACCTAATGCTATGCAAGATGCACTCAAAGAAGATATTGAACTTGATGAAGCAGTAGGGATTATGACGGGTCAAGTTGTCTATAAATATGAGGAGGAGCAGGAAGATGAAAAAATTTAATGTTCAAATCACATACACTGGCATGATTGAAGAGACTATCGAGGCTGAAAGTTTAGACGAAGCAGAAAATGAGGCGCATGATATTGCGAGAATGGAAGTGCCATTTGATTGTGATGAGTATGAAATTTATGTAGATGTGGAGCAGGAAAATGACTAACACATTACAAGTAAAACTATTATCAGAAAATGCTAGAATGCCCGAACGAAATCATAAGACAGATGCAGGTTATGACATATTCTCAGCCGAAACCGTCGTACTTGAGCCGCAAGAAAAGGCAGTGATTAAAACAGATGTAGCTGTAAGTATACCAGAGGGCTATGTCGGGCTATTAACTAGCCGTAGTGGTGTAAGTAGTAAAACGTATTTAGTGATTGAAACAGGAAAGATAGACGCGGGATATCATGGCAATTTAGGGATTAATATCAAGAATGATATTGAAACGTTAGAGATTTGGGATGATGGTAACTTTAGTCGAAATGTTGCTGGGATAGACGGAAAGTATGCCCCACCACATCCATCAGATAAAATTTTATTTATGAATGGTAGTTATGTCATAAACAAAGGCGACAAACTAGCTCAATTGGTTATCGTGCCTATATGGACACCGGAACTAAAGCAAGTGGAGGAATTCGAGAGTGTTTCAGAACGTGGAGCAAAAGGCTTCGGAAGTAGCGGAGTGTAAAGACATCTTAGATCGAGTCAAGGAGGTTTTGGGGAAATGATACAATACTTAGTTACAACATTCAAAGATTCAACAGGACGTAAGCATACACACATAACTCGAGCTAAGAGCAATCAAAGCTTTACAGTTGTTGAGGCAGAGAGTAAAGAAGAAGCAAAAGAGAAGTACGAGGCGCAAGTTAAAAGAGATGCAGTTATTAAAGTGGGTCAGTTGTTTGAAAATATAAGGGAGTGTGGGAAATGACGGATGTTAAAATTAAAACTATTTCAGGTGGAGTTTATTTTGTAAAAACAGCTGAACCTTTTGAAAAATATGTTGAAAGAACGGTAAATTTTAATGGTTTTATTTACGTAAGTAATATAATCAAACAGCCAACGTATATTAAAACAGATACGATTGAATCAATCACACTTATTGAGGAGCGTGGGAAATGAATCAGCTGAGAATTTTATTACATGACGGTAGTAGTTTGATATTACATGAAGATGAATTATTTAACGAAATAGTATTTGTTTTGGACAATTTTAGAAATGATGATGACTATTTAACGATAGAAAAAGATTATGGCAGAGAACTTGTATTGAACAAAGGTTATATAGTTGGGATCAATGTTGAGGAGGCAGACGATGATTAATATTCCTAAAATGAAATTCCCGAAAAAGTACACTGAAATAATCAAAAAATATAAAAATAAAACACCTGAAGAAAAAGCTAAGATTGAAGATGATTTCATTAAAGAAATTAATGATAAAGACAGTGAATTTTACAGTCCTATGATGGCTAATATGAATGAACATGAATTAAGGGCTATGTTAAGAATGATGCCTAGTTTAATTGATACTGGAGATGACAATGATGATTAAACAAATACTAAGACTATTATTCTTACTAGCAATGTATGAGTTAGGTAAGTATGTAACGGAGCAAGTATATATTATGATGACGGCTAATGATGATGTAGAGGCGCCGAGTGACTTCGCAAAGTTGAGCGATCAGTCTGATTTGATGAGGGCGGAGGTGTCAGAGTAGATGATGTGGTTAGTCATAGCAATTATATTACTAGTCATCTTATTGTTTGGTGTGATGTTGCAAGCTGAACAGTTAAAAGGCGATGTGAAAGTTAAAGAGCGGTAGATAGAGATATTAAGAAGTAGATTGAGACATTTTGAAGATTAAACATATTTGTACGGAGGGTATTCATGACTAAAAAGAAATACGGATTAAAATTATCAACAGTTCGGAAATTAGAAGACGAGTTGTGCGATTATCCTAATTATCATAAACAACTTGAAGATTTAAGAAGTGAAATAATGACACCGTGGATTCCAACAGATACAAATATAGGCGGGGAGTTTGTACCATCTAATACATCAAAAACAGAAATGGCAGTAACTAATTATCTTTGTAGTATACGAAGAGGTAAAATTCTTGAGTTTAAGAGTGCGATTGAACGTATAATCAACACATCAAGTAGGAAAGAACGCGAATTCATTCAAGAGTATTATTTTAATAAAAAGACTTTGATTGCGGTTTGTTATGACATACACATCTCTGAAAGTACAGCGCATAGAATCAAGAAGAAAATAGTGTCTAAACTAGCCGAAGAATTAGGAGAATACTAAATTTGACAGTAAAATGACAGTTTTTGACACCTATAACGAGATATTATGATAGTGTAGGATATTGACTATCTTACTGCGTTTCCCTTATCGCAATTAGGAATAAAGGATCTATGTGGGTTGGCTGATTATAGCCAATCCTTTTTTAATTTTAAAAAGCGTATAGCGCGAGAGTTGGTGGTAAATGAAATGAACGAAAAACAAAAGAGATTCGCAGATGAATATATAATGAATGGATGTAATGGTAAAAAAGCAGCAATTTCAGCAGGTTATAGTAAGAAAACAGCAGAGTCTTTAGCAAGTCGATTGTTAAGAAATGTTAATGTTTCGGAATATATTAAAGAACGATTAGAACAGATACAAGAAGAGCGTTTAATGAGCATTACAGAAGCTTTAGCGTTATCTGCTTCTATTGCTAGAGGAGAACCTCAAGAGGCTTACAGTAAGAAATATGACCATTTAAACGATGAAGTGGAAAAAGAGGTTACTTACACAATCACACCAACTTTTGAAGAGCGTCAGAGATCTATTGACCACATACTAAAAGTTCATGGTGCGTATATCGACAAAAAAGAAATTACTCAGAAGAATATTGAGATTAATATTGGTGAGTACGATGACGAAAGTTAAATTAAACTTTAACAAACCATCTAATGTTTTCAACAGAAACATATTCGAAATACTAACCAATTACGATAACTTCACTGAAGTACATTACGGTGGAGGTTCGAGTGGTAAGTCTCACGGCGTTATACAAAAAGTTGTACTTAAAGCATTGCAAGACTGGAAATATCCTAGGCGTATACTATGGCTTAGAAAAGTCCAATCAACAATTAAAGATAGTTTATTCGAAGATGTCAAAGATTGTTTGATAAACTTCGGTATTTGGGACATGTGCCTTTGGAATAAGACTGATAACAAAGTTGAATTGCCAAACGGCGCAGTTTTTTTGTTTAAAGGATTAGATAACCCAGAGAAAATAAAGTCGATAAAAGGCATATCAGACATAGTCATGGAAGAAGCGTCTGAATTCACACTAAATGATTACACGCAATTAACGTTGCGTTTGAGGGAGCGTAAACACGTGAATAAGCAAATATTTTTGATGTTTAACCCAGTATCTAAACTGAATTGGGTTTATAAGTATTTCTTTGAACATGGTGAACCAATGGAAAATGTCATGATTAGACAATCTAGTTATCGAGATAATAAGTTTCTTGATGAAATGACACGACAAAACTTAGAGTTGTTAGCAAATCGTAATCCAGCATATTACAAAATTTATGCGTTAGGTGAATTTGCTACATTAGACAAATTAGTTTTCCCTAAGTATGAAAAACGTTTAATAAATAAAGATGAGTTAAGACATTTACCTTCTTATTTTGGATTGGACTTTGGCTACGTTAATGATCCTAGTGCTTTTATACATTCTAAAATAGATGTAAAGAAAAAGAAGTTATACATCATTGAAGAGTATGTTAAACAAGGTATGCTGAATGATGAAATAGCTAATGTCATAAAGCAACTTGGTTATGCTAAAGAAGAAATTACAGCAGATAGTGCAGAACAAAAAAGTATAGCTGAATTAAGGAATCTAGGGCTTAAAAGGATTTTACCAACCAAAAAAGGGAAGGGCTCGGTTGTACAAGGGTTACAATTCTTAATGCAATTTGAAATCATTGTTGATGAACGTTGTTTCAAGACTATTGAAGAGTTTGACAACTACACATGGCAAAAGGACAAAGATACAGGTGAATATACTAATGAACCAGTAGATACATACAATCATTGTATCGATTCGCTGCGTTATTCTGTGGAACGATTCTACAGACCAGTTAGAAAACGTACAAATGTAGGTTCGAAAGTTGACACAATAAAATCTCTAGGATTATAGGAGGGAACAAATGTTAAAAGTAAACGAATTTGAAACAGATACAGATCTACGGGGAAACATAAATTACTTATTTAATGATGAAGCCAATGTTGTTTACACATATGACGGGACGGAATCCGATTTATTACAAAACGTTAATGAAGTAAGTAAATACATTGAACATCACATGGATTACCAACGACCTAGATTGAAAGTGTTAAGTGATTATTACGAAGGTAAAACTAAGAACTTAGTTGAGTTAACACGACGCAAAGAAGAGTACATGGCAGATAACCGTGTAGCGCATGATTACGCATCTTATATTAGCGATTTTATTAACGGTTATTTCTTAGGTAATCCGATTCAATGTCAAGATGATGATAAAGATGTATTAGAAGCTATTGAGGCGTTCAATGATTTAAATGATGTTGAGTCACACAATAGATCTTTAGGATTAGATTTGTCAATTTATGGTAAAGCTTATGAGTTGATGATTAGAAATCAAGATGATGAAACGCGTTTATACAAGAGTGATGCGATGAGCACTTTTATCATATATGACAACACAGTTGAACGTAATAGTATCGCAGGCGTTAGATATTTAAGAACTAAACCAATAGACAAGACTGACGAAGACGAAGTGTTTACTGTTGATTTATTCACTTCACACGGTGTTTATAGATATCTTACCAATAGAACAAATGGATTGAAGCTTACACCACGTGAAAACAGTTTTGAATCTCACTCATTTGAACGCATGCCTATCACAGAATTTAGCAATAACGAAAGAAGAAAAGGGGATTACGAGAAAGTAATCACTTTAATTGATTTGTATGATAATGCTGAATCAGATACTGCTAACTATATGAGTGATTTAAATGACGCTATGTTACTTATTAAAGGTAATTTGAATTTAGATCCCGTAGAAGTTAGAAAGCAAAAGGAAGCTAATGTTTTGTTTTTAGAACCGACTGTTTACGTAGACGCTGAAGGTAGAGAAACAGAAGGCTCTGTTGACGGTGGTTATATTTATAAACAATACGATGTACAAGGTACAGAAGCTTATAAAGACCGTTTAAACAGTGATATACACATGTTTACCAATACACCTAATATGAAAGATGATAACTTTAGTGGCACTCAATCGGGCGAGGCAATGAAATATAAATTGTTCGGATTAGAACAACGTACTAAAACTAAAGAAGGATTGTTCACTAAAGGGTTAAGACGTCGTGCTAAGTTGTTAGAGACAATACTTAAAAATACACGGTCGATTGACGCTAACAAAGATTTCAATACTGTTAGGTACGTATACAATAGAAACTTACCTAAATCATTGATTGAAGAATTAAAAGCTTATATTGATTCTGGTGGGAAGATTAGCCAAACAACTTTAATGTCTCTATTCTCGTTCTTCCAAGACCCTGAATTGGAAGTCAAGAAAATAGAAGAAGATGAGAAAGAATCTATTAAAAAAGCTCAAAAAGGTATTTATAAAGACCCTAGAGACATCAATGATGACGAACAAGATGATGATACAAAAGATACTGTTGATAAAAAGGAATGATTGTAATTGCCTAACAAAAACACTCAAGAATATTGGGAAGAACGCGGACGCAAAGCAATCGAGAATGAGTTAAAGCGAGATAAAACTAAAGCTGAAGAAATAGAACGTATATTGAATATGATGATTAAGCGCATTGAAAAAGAAATCAATGCGTTTATTGTTAAGTACGGAGATTTTGCAGGCGTTACATTACAAGAAGCACAAAAGATTATTGATGAGTTCGATGTAAAAGCGTTTCAAGAAGAAGCAAAAAGATTGGTCGAAAACAAGGACTTTAGCGATAGAGCAAATGAAGAATTAAAGAAGTATAACACGAAAATGTATGTATCTAGAGAACAGATGTTAAAGATTCAAATCGAATTCTTAATTGCTTATGCAACAGCTCAAACTGAATTATCTATGAGGGAATATTTCGAATCAACAGCTTATCGTGTGTTCAGTGATCAAGCAGGTATTTTAGGTGAAGGTGTACAAGTAGCTAAAGAAGTTATAGATACAATCGTTGATACACAATTTCATGGTGTCGTTTGGTCAGAGCGATTATGGACTAATACTGAAGCGATGAAACAAGAAGTAGAAGAAATAATTGCTAATGTGGTTATTAGAGGTCGACATCCTAATGAATACGTTAAAGATATGCGTAAACACTTAAATAAATTCGAAGGAACAGCACGACAAAAGACCGCAGCAATTAAATCATTGCTTTATACGGAATCGGCACGTGTTCACGCACAATCAAGCATTGACAGCATGAAAGAAATTTCACCGGAAGGATATTATATGTATATTGCAAAAATCGATAATAGAACAACTAAAGTATGCAAAGGGCTTAATGGAGAAATATTCAAAGTTAAAGACGCTAAAATTGGTGTTAATTTCTATCCTATGCATATCAATTGTCGTTCAGATTGCGCTTTACTACCTAAATCTATGTGGCCGAAAAAACCAAGCAAGAAACGAAAAACAAAATACTTCGGAGGGAAAGTGAAAAGCGGTGATTGATTTAAAAGTAAAGTTTTTTAAAGGCAAGTTAGTTTTGTATGACAGTAAATTAAATGTTTGGAGGATACTAAAATGAGTAATACTGACAAATACCTTAGAGACATAGCAAGAGAGTTAAAAGGTATACGTAAAGAGTTACAAAAGCAAAACGAAACAGTTATTATTGATGCAAACTTAGACAGCGTAAGGTCGGCAGTATTAGCCAATAAAGAAAAATCGAAATATAACGAACCACTCTTTTAATAGCTAGCACTTAATTGTGTTGGCTATTTTTTATGTCCAAAACGTGCTGATGACATAAAAAGCACGCATGGAAAAACAGTCGACAGACTATAAATGGAGGTATATCTCATGGAAGAAAATAAACTTAAGTTTAATTTGCAATTTTTTGCAGACCAATCAGATGATCCGGACGAACCAGGCGGAGATGGTAAAAAAGGGAATCCTGATAAGAAAGAAAATGACGAAGGTACTGAAATAACCTTCACGCCAGAGCAACAAAAGAAAGTTGATGAAATACTTGAACGTCGTGTAGCCCACGAAAAGAAAAAAGCTGATGAGTACGCAAAAGAAAAAGCAGCAGAAGCTGCTAAAGAAGCTGCTAAATTAGCGAAAATGAACAAGGATCAAAAAGATGAATATGAACGCGAACAAATGGAAAAAGAGCTGGAACAATTACGTTCAGAAAAACAATTAAACGAAATGCGTTCAGAAGCACGAAAAATGTTGAGTGAAGCGGAAGTTGATTCATCAGATGAGGTTGTCAATTTGGTTGTAACTGACACTGCTGAACAAACCAAATCGAACGTTGAAGCTTTTTCTAATGCAGTAAAAAAAGCGGTTAATGAAGCGGTTAAGGTTAACGCTAGACAATCGCCATTGACTGGTGGAGATTCATTTAATCACTCGACTAAAAATAAACCGCAAAACTTAGCTGAAATAGCTAGACAAAAAAGAATTATTAAAAATTAACGGAGGCATTTAAATGGAACAAACACAAAAATTAAAATTAAATTTGCAACATTTTGCAAGTAACAATGTTAAACCACAAGTATTTAACCCTGACAATGTAATGATGCATGAAAAGAAAGATGGCACGTTGTTAAACGACTTTACAACACCTATCTTACAAGAGGTTATGGAAAACTCTAAAATCATGCAATTAGGTAAGTACGAACCAATGGAAGGTACTGAGAAGAAGTTTACTTTTTGGGCTGATAAACCAGGTGCTTACTGGGTAGGTGAAGGTCAAAAAATCGAAACGTCTAAGGCTACTTGGGTTAATGCTACAATGAGAGCGTTTAAATTAGGGGTTATCTTACCTGTAACAAAAGAATTCTTGAATTACACTTATTCACAATTCTTTGAAGAGATGAAACCTATGATTGCTGAAGCTTTCTATAAAAAGTTTGATGAAGCGGGTATTTTGAATCAAGGTAACAATCCATTCGGTAAATCAATTGCGCAATCAATTGAAAAAACTAATAAGGTTATTAAAGGTGACTTCACACAAGATAACATTATTGATTTAGAGGCATTACTTGAAGATGACGAATTAGAAGCAAATGCGTTTATCTCAAAAACACAAAACAGAAGCTTGTTACGTAAAATTGTAGATCCTGAAACGAAAGAACGTATTTATGACCGTAACAGTGATACGTTAGATGGTCTACCTGTGGTTAACCTTAAATCAAGCAACTTAAAACGTGGTGAGTTAATCACTGGTGATTTCGATAAGTTGATTTACGGTATCCCTCAATTAATTGAATACAAAATCGATGAAACTGCACAATTATCTACAGTTAAAAACGAAGATGGAACACCTGTAAACTTGTTTGAACAAGACATGGTGGCATTACGTGCAACTATGCATGTAGCATTGCATATCGCTGATGATAAAGCGTTTGCTAAGTTAGTTCCTGCTGATGCAAAACCATCTTCAAATCCAGGAGAAGTTTAATAAATAATTAGGAGTGGTAACATGCCCGAAATCATTGGAATTGTTAAAGTAGATTTTACAGATTTAGAAGATAACAGACATGTCTATATGAAAGGGCATGTCTACCCTCGCAAAGGTTATGATCCTACAGATGAACGTATCAAAGCTTTAGCTAGTGTTGAAAATAAACGCAACGAACAAATGATTTACATTGTAAATGACAAATTAACCAAAAAAGAACTTGTCGAAATAGCAAGTGTTGCTGGCTTACAAGTTGATGAAAAACAAACAAAAGCTGAAATTATCAACACTTTTGAGTCGCTAGAGTAGGTGGTTATATGACTACGCTAGCTGATGTAAAAAAACGTATTGGCCTTAAAGATGAAAAGCAAGATGAACAATTAGAGGAAATTATAAAAAGTTGTGAAAGCCAGTTGTTATCAATGTTACCTATTGAAGTTGAACAAATACCGGAAAGGTTTAGTTACATGATTAAAGAAGTTGCAGTTAAACGCTACAACAGGATTGGTGCTGAAGGTATGACATCAGAAGCGGTTGACGGACGTAGCAATGCGTATGAATTGAACGATTTCAAGGAGTATGAAGCTATTATTGATAATTACTTTAATGCTAGAACGAGAACTAAAAAAGGAAGGGCTGTGTTCTTTTGAGATATGAAGATAGAGTTATTTTTCAATTAGAACAAGTAGCAACTTACAATCCTAAAACTAGCAAAAAAGAAAACACACTAATCACTTATGATGCGATACCATGCAATATTAACCCCATTTCTAGAGCAAGAAAGCAACTTGAATTTGGTGATGTAAAAAACGATGTAAGTGTTCTGAGGATAAAAGAATCAATATCTTACCCTGTTAGCCACGTGTTGGTTAATGGCATTCGCTACAAGATAGTTGATACAAGGATATACAGACACGAAACGTCATATTATATCGAAGAGGTCAATTGATGAATATAGATGGATTAGACGCACTGTTAAACCAATTTCACGATATGAAAACCAACATTGATGATGATGTTGATGATATTTTACAGGAAAACGCCAAAGAATATGTAGTACGAGCTAAATTGAAAGCTAGAGAAGTAATGAATAAGGGTTATTGGACTGGTAATTTATCACGCAATATCAGATATAAAAAAACTGGCGATTTGCAATACACTATCACATCGCATGCAGCTTATAGTGGTTTCTTAGAGTTTGGTACTCGATACATGGAGGCAGAACCTTTTATGTGGCCAGTATATGAGGTAATAAGAAAATCAACTGTAGAAGAATTGAAAGCGTTGTTTGAATAGGAGATAAAAGCATGACACCGAACTTACAACTTTATAATAAAGCGTATGAAATGCTACAAGGATATGGATTCCCTGTTATTTCTCGTAAAGAGATGCAACAAGAGATTCCGTATCCTTTTTTTGTAATAAAAATGCCGGAGTCAAACAGAAGTAAATACACGTTTGATAGTTATTCTGGTGACACGAATTTAGTTATTGATATTTGGAGTGTAAGTGATGATTTAGGACATCATGACGGACTTGTTAAAAGATGTATTGATGATTTAACACCTAGCGTTAAAACAAACGATTATGACTTTGAAGAAGATGATACTAACATCACACAGTTAGTTGATGATACTACCAATCAAGAATTGATACACACATCAGTAACGATATCTTACAAAACATTTTAAAAAACGGAGGAATATTGAATGGCAAATATGAAAAATAGTAATGATCGTATTATTTTATTTAGAAAAGCTGGCGAAAAAGTAGATGCTACTAAAATGCTTTTTT